CAGACCATCCTCGTCGGCGTCGAGGTCGAGGCCAACGGCGAGTGGCAGGGCAAGCCTCAGTATAAGTATAAGATGACATACCCGCGCGGCTCTCAGAAGCCGACCGCCCCCGAAGAGCCGCTGCCCCCCGAAGGCGTCCCCTTCTAATCCGATGGGAACTGCCACCGAAAAAAAGGCGGCTTCGATTAATCGCTTGAAAGCCTGGGCCGCTGCCAACCCCGAAAGGGCGAGGCAGACCCAGGCTAACTGGCGCTCTAAGAACAAGGATAGTCACCGCGCTGCTATCAAGCGTTGGCGCGAAAAGAACAAAGATAGGGCAAAGGCTGTAGAGCACGAGCGAGCCCGTAGACGATTCTTCCATACTAGGGCAAAGAATTGCGTATGGAGGACCAAAGAAGGAAACGTCGCAGAGATACGCACCGCCATCTTTTGGATTTGGAAACGCCAGCGTGGCCGATGCGCTATGACCTGCAAGCGTCTCGATAGGACCGCCGAGCTAGATCACATCGTCCCCGTCTCCAAGGGTGGCAAGAACCACCCAGAAAACCTTCAATGGCTTTCTCCCGAGGTTAACCAGTGCAAGAACGATATGACCGTTGACGAGTTCATCGCTGTCTGTCGCAATGTCCTTTCCCATGCCACCCAATAACATGCCAGCCCCAACGCTCGTCTTAATTGCCGGATACGCAAGGACGGGCAAGTCCACCCTCGCCTCCGGTATCCTCGAGTGGTCCCAGCGACCCGCCGAGCACATCAACTTCGCCGACGCCCTCAAGGAGGCCGCGAACCACTACATGGATTACCTTGGCCTTGATGGGGACTTCTTCAAAGAGGACTTCAAGGTGGATAACCGCGACTTCCTCGTCCACGCGGGCAAGTTCGCACGGCGCATGGATCAGGACGTCTTCGCCCGCCACTTCGCAAACTGGGTGCCGGTGATGAAGCATCACGACCAACCCTCACCCGAGACTGTGGTGACTTCTGATTGGAGGTATATTAACGAGCTTCGGGTGGCCCAGGACATCCTCTGGGAGAAGGGCTGGAAGGTCCGCACCATCTACGTCGCCACCGCTGGCGTCGGTCCGGCTAATGATGAAGAGCTCGACAGCATCGCCGAGATACGCGCCGCCCACCTGTTCGACCAGGAGTATATCTTCAGGCCGTCCTCGCGTAACGCGATTATGACCGAAGGCCGCAACCTCGCCCGCTCATGGAAACTCTGAACACCGACACGCTGCGCTGGGCGAACAAGGTCGGCCTGTCCCCCGACCGCGTGGCCTTCCTGCTGGCTTGCCCGAAGTATACCCGCACCGGGCGTAACGACAAGCCCGCCTACATCAAGGCCGAGAACCCCAACCACCACCTCCAGAAACTCGGTGACTGCTATTGGTTCCGCCTGCGTCGTCGCGGAAAGGACATCGTCGAGAACATCGCCAGCGACCTCGAGACCGCCCGCAAGCGCCGTGACGAGATGCTCGCGGCCTTCGACGCCGGGAAGCCCATCCCTTACATCAACGTCCGCTAATGAGCACCCCAACCCGCTTCGTCGCCTTCGGTGACAACCACGGCGACATGGCTGACGAGAATGCCGTCGAGGCCCTCTGCGAGTTCATCAAGGACTACAAGCCGACCGTGCGCGTCCACCTCGGCGACTGCTTCGACTTCCGATCGCTCCGCCGTGGGGCTGGACAGGATGCCGAAGGCGCCGAGTCCCTCATCTCCGACATCGAGGCCGGTGAAGCCTTCCTTGAGCGCACCAAGCCCACCGTCTACCTGATGGGCAATCACGAGCACCGCGCCCAAGCCCTCCAGCATACCTCCGGCTCCGCCCTGGTCCGTGACTACTGCGCCGACCTAGAGGCCCGCATCAAGACAGCCGCGAAGAGCTGCGGAGCCAAGACCATCTTGCCTTACCACGCCGAGAAGGGTGTCTACCGGCTAGGTCAGGTCGCCTTCATCCATGGTTACGCCCACGGCTTGAACGCCACCGCCGAGCAGGGAAAGCATTACGCCGACCGCGGCGGCGCGCTGATCCACGGCCACACGCACACGCTCGCCCAGGTCAACTTGACCAAGGCCGAAGGCGGCGCCGCTTTCTCCGCCGGCTGTCTCTGCCAGAAGGACGCCATGGCCTACGCGTCGCACCGGCTCGCCACCTCCCGCTGGGGCTCAGGCTTCGCCGCCGGCTGGGTCGACGGCAAGGACTGGAAGGTCTGGCTCGTCCACCGCGTCGGCTCCCGCTGGGTCTGGACCACCGACCTCAAGGTCTTCACCCCGAAGGCCCGATGAAGCGCTTCGACGCCCACGCGCTGCTCGAGGCCCTTAAGTCCGCACCAGGGCAAGGACTCGACGGCTGGATCAGGACATTGGACATCGTGCCTCTCCTTGGCCTGAAGACCCTCGCCGGTGTTCGCGGCCCGGTCGCCCGTATCGTCAAGGCAGGCTTCGCGGAAGAGCGGCGCATCAAGCACAACCGCCTGATGTATCGCCTGTCGCCTAAGTTCAAGACTTGGCCCAAGGCGCTCGAAGCTGCGCTTGCCCTCGAAGAGTTCAAAAGCCCGGACGGATGGGTGACGCTGACGCAGTATGCCCGCAAGAAGCGACGCACCGTCCGCGGCCTCCAATACCGCATCGACGGCATGGACATCGCCCGCAAGGTCTTCCGCACCCCGCGACCTGTCCCCCATTACCGCAAGGCCGACCTAGACCGCATCCTACGCAAAGCATCTTGACCACGGGCACCCACGCCCACAAACCCCAACCCTCTCTTCCATGATCCCGCCGAATAACGTCGCCGCGGAACGCCACCTCCTCGGCGTCCTCCTACGCGAAGCCGCCCACCTACCGGGCGACCTCCATCCTTCCGATTTCTTTGAGCCAGCCCATCAGGACATCGCCGCCGCCATGCTTTCGTTGGCCGTCGATGGAGTCGCCCCCGATGAGCTGACGGTTTCCCAGCGCCTACGCCAGGTCAACAGCCCGGTGACCGAGGCCACCGTCTCGCTCCTGGTCAGTGACGCAGGCCAAGCGGCCTTCCGCCTTGAGCACGCCGACATGATCTCGGACGCGGCCATCCTCCGCCGTGCCCTGGTCGCCGCCGAACAGGCCACCGACCCAGACACCCTGCTCGACCATTATGCCACCATCGCCGAATCCCGCAAGGGGCGGAAAGCAAAGCACGGCCCGCAGCGCATGGACTTCGACGCCCTGCTATCCTTCGAGCGCAAGGAAGACCCGTCGTGCATCCTCGGCAACCACCGCTGGCTCTGCAAGGGCGGCTCGCTCCTGATCGTCGGGCAGTCCGGCACAGGCAAGTCCTCCCTGATGATGCAGGCCGCCGTCCATTGGTGCATCGGCAAAGACTTCTTCGGCATCAAGCCCTCCAAGACCCTGCGCGCCATCGTGCTCCAGGCTGAGAATGACGCGGGCGACATCTCCGAGGCCTTGCAGGACGTCATCGCCGGGGCATACCTCGACACTGACGAACGCTCTCAGCTGCGCGACCACCTCGCCATCTTCCGCGACACCGTCAGCACCGGCACGACCTTTACCTCGGCCCTGCGTGACCTCATCATCGAGCACAAGGCCGACATCGTCTTCGTCGACCCTCTGCTGTCCTTCGCGGGCATCGACGTCTCCGATCAGGAGCAGGCTTCCAAGTTCCTGCGCCATGACCTAGCCCCCATCCTGCTCGAGACAGGCGCCGTCCTCGTGGCCATGCACCACACCGGGAAGCCAAAGGCCGCCTCCGACAAGGAAGGCCACACCGTCGCCGACCTAGCCTATGCGGGCCTAGGTTCCTCGGAGTTCACCAACTGGTTCCGCGAGGTCGCCGTCCTCTTCCGATGCCAGGGCGAAGAGCCGATCTACAAGTTCGGCCTGACCAAGCGCCGTGGTAGGGCTGGTCTCAAGGACCACGCGAACCAGTTCAAGGGCGAGATTTACATCCGCCACGCCGCCGAGAAGGGGGTCATCCGCTGGGAATACAGCCAGCCCCCCTCCGAAAGCCCACCCGACAACGCCCAAAGGCATAGCGATTCCAGCCCCGCCAAGGGGTCTCCAAGGCGTTTTAAGGTCAACTGAGGGTCAACACCCTGACCCCCACCCTAAAGCCAATGTCAAATCCCTTCTCAACTTCCGACTCAACTTCCGTCCCATGTACTTCGTACAAGGGTGACTCTAGTCTCACCCCTTGTCGCTTACGCTCGGGGTTCGACCGAGTCTCTGGCGAGGAGGCAAGTTCTACGCGATGACCAAACCGAACCGTACCACCGCGCGGAGAGGTTGGGTTCTCCGTAAGCTCGCTCTGACCCGATACCGCCAGAAAGCCTGGAGGGATCAGCCTGAGAGGATGGAGCATATCCGGCAGCAGGCCACCGAGGCAGCCAAGGCAGTCAAGGAAAGGAAAGACAT